GCCTCATCCTAGCCTGTGGGCGTAGGGCTGGTAAGACTACGGCTATTAAAGCAGAGATAGTTCGAGAGGCCTTAAAGCCTAGAGATGTACAGTTTGGAGTGGCCCACGCACCGTACATCTACGTCATTGCACCCAACTATGAGTTGACGATGAAGGTTTGGGAGCCTGTATGGAACCTCTTTGTTGGTGACCATGCGCCATTACACGACTACTATGCCAACCATGACAAGACTAGAAAGCTGATTGAACTGGCTAATGGAGCGCGAATACAGGCTAAATCAGCTGATGACCCGACAGCCTTACAGGGCGATAGGGTCACTGCGGCCTTTGTAGACGAGGCTCACGACCTCAATCCTGAAGCATGGGCTAACTTTATGCCCGCTCTTGCTGACTCTGACGGGAGGTTAGTCGCTATTGGTATTGCTAGAGGGAAGGGAAACTTCCGTACCTATTGGAATGTAGGGCAGGAAGATGACCCTAGATACTACTCTGCGTCAGTAACATCGCTCGCACATCCGAACATTGATGAAGAGGCACTGGATGAATTTAAGCGTGACCTCACAGAATCGCAGTACCGACAGCAGTATCTTGCTGAATGGGTGGAAGATGATGGGCAGGTCTTTAGGAATTTAGATGATTGCTTTGATGGAGATTGGGAAGAACCTACTGAGTCCCAGTATCTTATGGGTCTGGACTTAGGAAAGATTGAAGACTTCACTGTGGCCTACGTCATAGACATTAAGACGATGAGTATCGTAGCAAGGGATAGATTTAATGGATTGGACTACACATTACTTGGGCCACGCATTGCGTATCTGTACAAAAAGTACAACTGCCAAACTATTCATCTTGATGGGACTGGTATCGGGGAACCTGTGGCTGACATCCTACGCAACGAAGGCTGTGCTGTTACGTCGTTTAAGTTCACTAACCAATCGAAGGCTATGCTCGTATCCACGCTTGCGGCAGAAATCGAACATAAGCGAGTTCATTTTCCCAAAGATGACGAAATACTCAAAAAAGAGTTAGAATTATTTGAAGGTGTTGTGTTAGCTGGCGGTGCTGTAAAGTACGGCCATCCTGTCGGATACCATGATGACTCGGTAATGGCAGCAGGATTAGCGGTAATGAAAGCTAAAAAACGAAACAGAGCAGCATCGCAACTACGACAAAGAGATTACGTCACGTTTGGATAATGTATGGTTGAAGCAGACTTCATAAACAATTTTGATGACGATTACAATCGGTTTACTCGTCTAAAGAACTACATTTTTAATGGGTACTTTGACAAGATGAGAGACGATAATGATTACTACAACGGTAATTATCCTAACATCGGGGAGATTATTCCCCGTGAATACCGCGAATCAGGCATGGGCGCAACGATTCCTCCTACTGCACGTAACGCTGTAGACAACGCCTCAGACCATATCCTGACTACACCTAAGATATTTGTGCCGTCCCGCCCTACTGACAATGACCAACAGTTTCAACAAGAAATAGCTGAACGTAAACGGCAGTTTTTATCTTCTTTTTGGCACAGTGTAGAAACTAATTACGGAGATCCACTAGCTGTAGGAAGAAAAAAGCTAGTTAAAGACGGGCGAATTGTTGTAAAAAAGGAATTGAATTGGGAGTTAATACCAGATCCTCCTAAGACAAACGCCACAGCCGCAGAAAAAAGAAAGTTTAAAAGCCAATTAAAGAAGATTGCACAGGCTAATTTCTTATGGAAGCTCTCTGTATTGCCTAACGAGACAGTCGTACACGACATTGATAACCCCACTGACCCTAAGTATGTGTACGAATTTTACGAAGTATACCCTGACGAAGCTCGACGCAGGTATCCAGAACATGCAGACCTGTGGATGGAAGATGGCTTAGAAAAGCTAGAGTTTGTAGAAATGTATACCAAGCCTCATGGCGATTCTATGGGTGAACATAAGATGTGGGTACAAGGGTCGTTAGTGTTTGAGAACATTAATCCTTATTGTTGGGAAACTCCAGCCTCTACAGACGAGAAAAAGATTTTTGATGGGTATATCCCATATGTAATTAGGGATTCAGGATGGGGCGAAATTACATCGGACAACGATCCAGCAGACCGTTATGTAGGTATTCTGAGATACATACATCCTGTGCTGCAAGCAGAGGCGCGTCAGCTTACTGCGGTCGATATTCAATTACGTTACTCGACGTTTGCTCCAGTCATTACCAGAAACATTATGGACGACAACACACCTATCGAGGTAGGGCCGGGAAAACGCATAAACTTAGTGGACGACCAAGACATTAGTTTTGTTAAATTACCAGAGGTTCCGCTGTCTGCATTTCAGATGATGGATAAGGTGCATCAATACACGTCTGAGTTATCTAAACTTGGCACTCTTGGTGGACAACCGCAACGTGGTGTTGAGTCTGCTACTGAAGCTGACCTAAATGTACGGAACGCTGCGGTTAAATTACAGAGTTGTGTATCGTCACTTCGCGCCTGTATCGCAGTGGTCTCTAAGCAAGTGTTCCAAGATATTCAATATATCCTTGAGTCTCCTGTCACCATTGCTGGAAGTACTCGTAGGCAAGCGAGTGAAATTACAATTAAACCAGCCGAGATAGATGACTATTACGCAGTTGATGTAGAACTACATACGTCTGATAGAGCGCAAATTGAGATGCGAGACATGATGGTGTGGTCTCAGTTGTACCGTACCTACAACGGAATGTTGAGCGCAGAGACTGCTATGGAGAACTCAGGCATTGAGAATCCACAAGAAGAAATGCTGAAAGCCTCCGTAAACACATTATTTATGTCTCCACAGGCACAGCAAGTGCGTACTATGATGATGCTCAAGGGACTCCAGTCTCAGGCAGCAGAAGTCTTACGTGCCTTCCAGCAAGACTTACTTCAGCCACAACAGCAAGGACCTCCGCCACAAGAGCAGATAAGTAGCACTGAAGAAATTACAATGGATGAAGTAGCTACTCCATCAGGCATACAAGAGAATGTAGCTATGGATAGACAGACTAATGTAGTTAACGGAATGAGATAATGGCTGGAGAATTATCAGCAAAAATGAGTGAGGCAGCGCGGCAGGTAACTGTTATGAATGCAATGGCATTAGATTACATTGCAGATGCGTTTGCTACAGAAGGAGAAGCTACTGTATTTTCTGCTACATTTGATGAAATGGCAGAAATTTTTGCAGCACACGGACATGGTTCTGACTTATATGGATGCACCGATCCGTTCTGTATGGAAGCAAAGATGGCAATTATTGAAGCGGTACAGCAAATTGCTAATCCGCAACAACAGCAGCAACCACAACAACCTCAAGGGATGATGCAATGAATCCAGAAAAAGCAGCGCAGCTATTTTTAACACAATTCAAAAATAGGTATGGTACTGATTTTTATACCGCATTACCGAACGCAGCACGTGGCAAAAATAAAACAGATAAAGATTCTAAGTCTGAAGCATTTAATAGGCAAATGTTTGTGTTTATTGTAGATTTAATGTCTCAACAACTTCTGTCTCAAGAGGTTGCTACAGAAGCAGAAGCCGCAAAAAATGTATTACGTGTATTTGAACCACTTGTAACTAAAGAGGGGGTTAAAGACCACATTGGTTTGGGGTGGAAGGGTGACGACAAGTTTTCTCAAGTAGAACAGTTTAAAGATTTTGAACAAACCGTTCTTGACCCAATAATTTCTAAAGACCAAAAGTGGTGGTCACGCGGTCAAAAAGTAACTCAAACAGATGAAGGCTCGGTACGTGCTGAAAGTGATCTTGCAGCGGCAATTGCTAAAAAGAATCGTGATGATAGAGAAAGTAGAATACGTCAAGAAAAAGGGTTTTCCCCTGAAGGGGACGCATTGCCTGAAGGTCGCACACAAGAGCGAAAAACGGTAGATGCGAGAGCAGGGTTTACTGATAGCGGTGTTCCTGAAGGCATTACTCCTGATGAAATGGCTCGGCAATTAAATGAAATGTACCCTCCCATAAAAACATCGGGGGGTGGCACTATAAGCGGATGGACACAAAATGCACCTATGGCAGCTCCTGATGGATCTGCATGGCTAGTTATTACAAATAATGCCACTGCAGAGAAAGTTGTACTTGATGACTTTGGTGGCGTACTTATGTCTATCGTCCCTGAAAGAGAACAAGAAAAATGGGACAATGCACAGAAAGCTATTGCTGCTAGAAACGCTGATCCGAACAAAATACCTGTACGCACTGGTGATGTTCAGTTAGATAACGACGGTACATTATTTTATTGGGACCCTAACCAAGATGCGATGATGGTCCAACAGAAAGATGGAACATTTGCGTTAGGGCAACCTAATGTTAAGCCCACAGCTACAAGCACATCACAGTTTAGCGGCGGTGTCTTAACTGATATTGAAATCGATGATAGAGGTGTTGAACATCCTATTTTTTATGATACAACAACAAACTCATGGAAACGAGGCTATCCTCCCGCCGAACCTACAGACACGTCTCGTTTTAGTGGGGGTTTCTTAACTGATGTACAACAAGATAAAGAAGGTGTAAGCCGCCCTGTGTGGTGGGACCCGACTGCGAACAATGACGCTGGAGGATGGAAAGATGGCTATGCCCCTGAAGGAAGGCAGCAGCTTACTACATACACTACTCCATATGGTGAAGATGTCCTTATTAATGAAGAAGGCACACAAGTAGGTAGCTTAGGCATTAGTCGTGATTTTATTGTTGACCAGCGTGATTATCAAGAAGGTGTACGTCAGTTTGATGTTGCTGAAGCAGGTCGTGATTCACGATTTTATGCAGGACTAGGTGAAGATGCGCGTCAGTTTGATCTAGGATTTGGTGAAAATGTTAGACAGTTTGATCTCGGGTTTGGTGAGGATGTACGTCAATTCGATACACGATTTGGTGAAGATGTACGCCAATTTGATGAATCAATGGCTGCGGATAAGTACTTTAATACACTTGAAGAATTAGGGCGTAACTACCGAACGCTAGTACAAACGTCTCCTGATTTAGCTAATGCAGCTACGCAACAAGGTGAGTTAATACGAAACATTCTTACTCAAGGTGGGGATGTATTAGCACGTACATTCTTTACTAGAGGTGGTCAGTCGCCATTACCTGAAATTACAATGGCCGACCTCATTAATAATGTATATGACGAAGCAAACAAAATTAAAATGTTTGAGCGTCAATCAATAGAAGATGAAAACATGCGGCGCATGGTAGCTGATATGCAGCAAGGTAAGAGTGCATACGACGCATACGCTCGTGATGAAATGCTTAAGCCGCCACCACAGACGCGGCAGGATTTCTTTGATGAAACTGCGTTTAACACAGCGATGTCTAATTTTGATCCTAATTATTCATACACTGAAACAGCAGAGCAGCAAGCACAACGTGCTCAAAATGATGAAATAATTTCTACAGGACAAAATCTTATAGGTGCTTTACAAACTGCTTTGTCTACAGGGCAAATAGCTTCTAATACTACAGGTACTACTCGTGCAGTTACAGATCTAGAAGTTGCTCCTTTACAAGAAGAAGTTCGTAAGCAACAAGCCGCAGTACAAGAAGCAATTAGAAGCAATGCGCAGATAGATTCTAATTACTACACTCCTGTAGCGCCTACTCGTGAGCAATTTACGACCACTACGTTTACTGATGCTCCGCGCCCAATTATGAATTTTGAGAATTGGTGGGACCAAAACAAATTAGGATTTAATCAAACACCATTACTCAATGTACCTAATGTACCTACTCCAAATTACACTACACAAGAAGAACTAATTGCTCAAAGTAGAGCGACAACTCCACCAGCAGTGCAATCATTGTTAAGTGGTCAGATGCCATCTCCATTGCAATTTGGAGGGTTGCCACTGCCAACCTTCCAGCAATTACAAGCGTTAACGCCTGATGAACAACAGATGTTTAATCAGCGATTAATGACTGAGTTCAATGTGCCGTTGTCAGATGTAGCATTCCAATCGCAACGTCAATTTAGTGCACCATCTATGGATAGGAATAGGGACTTGGCTAGGTTTAGAGGGTATAGCGTCTAATGGGCATTCCAATAAACACCTTAAGGTCGTTGTCTAATTCTCAAGGAATACAACGCGCAGAAAGCAAACCTGCGTTTGGAATTTGGTCTGAACAACCTAGAACTGAAAAAGAAAAAGAAGAAGAAGAACGAAGAAAATCTTCTAGAGTCGCAGGATTCTTTAACAGTGCTCTCGACTGGTATGACAAGATTGACATTTCTGTTGCTGACAAACTAGGTCTAGTAGATAAAATACCTGAATGGAAAGGCCCTGTTGACGAGATTCTTCGTGCAGGATTACGTGAAGGTACACGTATTTCCACACCTTTAATCGCATTAGGTGGGTTAGGTGCTGCAACAAAACTTGGTTCGCTAGGTGCACGAGCAGGAGCACGAGCAGCAGCTACGCAAGGAGCGCGTAGAGCCGCGTTTAGAGGTGCGCAAGGTGCAGCTAAAACAGGGAAAATGCTAGTCGAGCCTATAGCTAGTGCGCGTGGTGTTAGTATGCCTGTACGATTTGCTGCGGAAACAGGCATGGTAGCGGGAGCTGGTATGGCAGGGCGTGGAATTTCAGAGACTATTCCTGAGTCTGCACCTACATGGTATAAAGTCGCGGCTCCGTTATCGGTAGGTTTGCTTGGTGGTGTTGGTGGTGCAAGATCATCCATGAAAGCTATGAAAACATTAGGCATTAATGTTGATAATTCTAAATATATTGCAAAAGCTAGAGACGAGCGACAAAACTACCTACTACGAAAACGTGCAGAAGACGCTCGTAAACAACGCGTAGAATTACTACCTGACGAGGAAAGAGCTATTGCAGAAATAGGTCCGTTCCCTCAACCTGAGATTACTGATATTGATATACGAGATGAAATCCTCTCTGGAGGATTAAATCGCAAACGTGCTTTAAGCGGCAATATTGAAACACTTGAAGAATTAATTCAAGGCAAAAACATAGAAAGGTTTGACGAAGAGTATGTGCGTAATTATAAAGATTACGAAAAATTAGCATACGAATTAAAACGAAATAAATATCCTGTTGTTGGGCGTGAAATAGGACCTGACGGGCGACCAGAAATTAAATGGAAAAATTGGGATGACACATCTGCTTTTTTAGGTGGCAAAGAAACCGCTGGATTAATAGCAAGTAAGTACGAAATGCGGGCTATGGCTGCCGCAGGTTATTCATCAGCAAAAGATAGCTACTTTGACGCGTTAATGAGTGGCGGCAAAAACGATGAATTCAAAATAGAAATAGATGGCAAGAAGTATTCGTTAGATGACATGCTTGATAAGCGGACAGGTAAATTAAATCCTTTGTTAAGAGAAGAAGGCATTTTAAAAATAGAAAAAGGCACTGGATTATGGAAGTGGGATAAGGTCAAGGGACAGCCGTTCCGCGAAGTAATTAGTAGAATCCGCAAAGAGTTAGATATTCAGTTAGAAGCTGAAAAGCAATCTGGTATTGATGTAAGAAGTATTACAGATGAAACCTTTGCAGATATGCCTCAAGAAGTAATAGATCTATCTGTGAGTCGTTATAACCCTGAAGAGGGCGTTGCATTTAATCCTGAACACATGCCGTACTTTGGTGACGTAGTAGAGCGTATGGATGAAGCAAGAGGGTATTTTCCTAGATTTGTGGTTGAGGGATTTGGAGATGGGGTACGAGGAAAAAACTCCATGTCTGCTAGGTCTTTTGGTAACAAGGCATTTGAAAAAGAACGCAAGGTTGGATTTTCAGATGGTGCTGAATACCAACGGCAAATGTGGGAAGTAGCTGAAAGTCGCCAAAAGGGCAAAGGCAATACTGATGATTTGGTACTTGAAATAGATGAAGTTACTGGAGAAGTTATATCTAGTCCACGAGGGCAACAGGCAGTAGAACAAATTGAACAGTTCTATATGCAGCCACGTCAGGCATTAGCACTCCGACTTAAGTCTGGGTTAGATCGTATAAATGCACAATGGTTTAAAGATGAGTTAACTAGCGGCAAAGTTAAAGACATTGGTGGTGAAACATTACTAGAACGCCTTGAACTAAACCCTGAATGGGGTGCTGCTCGACAAGATTACATAACACAAAATAACGCCTTGCGTAATCTTACTAAAAAGTTAGCAAACATTGATGTTAACGGAAGAAATTTATTCAAAACTCGCACTGCTCGCGGTCAGCTAAATGCTGAAATAGATAAAAATATTGCATTAGTATTAAAGCATCAAACGGTTAATGCAGAAACATTGTATGGGCAGTTAGAACAGTTAAATACAGACTTATATAAAGCAAGTGGCAAAAAACGACGACAAAAATGGACAAACCCAAAAACGGGGGTAATTGAATATAAAGAATTTACTCCTAACAAAGCTCGTAGAACAGCTATTCGCGCAGCGCAAAAAGAATTAAAACCATATTTAAAGGGCGATATGGATAACTATAAAGCTATCCGTAACAATCCTCAAAAAATAATTAAATTGTTAGAAGAAGCAAACCATCAAGTAAATGCAGGTGTTGATCAATATGCTAACGCAATAAAAACTAATCCTAAGTATGCTTCAGAATTTGTCGAAGGAACTATACCTCCGCGAACTCGTGCTATGCAATTTGATCAAGCAGCGCGTCAAATTCAAGAATACCAATTATTATCAGATAAATTGTTAAACGAAAGATTAGAGGCTTTATCGACTGCATTACGAAATCAAGAAAATTCATTAAGACGTACTGAGTCGGCAAGAAGTTATGACCAAACAATTGCTGATATACGAAAACAACGAGTGTTATTAGACGAAGCTACGGCTAAATACAATGCTGCTAAAGAAGAAGCGCAACAAGTAGGAGAAACTACAGGTACTCTTGATAATCTTACTTTTTCAGGGCGAACATTTGAGGGAGAATTTTCTGACGAAATAAACAGATACTTAAAAGTAGCTGATGACACGGGCATTGGTGGATTAGTCAGAAAATTTAATAACTTTGCGCGACCGCTCATGGCAACCCTTGACTTTTCGGCTATTGGTATTCAAGGACTTCTTGCAATAGGTATGGACCCTATTGGCTCAGCCAAAATGATTGCAATCTCATCATATGCATTAAAGAATCCTAGATTTTATGACAGGTTCATAGTAGATCATGCTGAAATGATTGACTCGTTTATTAAAGACGGAGGGTATTGGGCAAAGCTAGATGACATGGGTGAGTTCATGTTTAAAGGTGGAGTTACAAATTTACCTGTAATTGGTAAGGGTGCAAAATGGTCGAACCATCACTTTAGTCGTACTGGTAACTTGTTGCGATTACAAATGTATAAGAATGCAACGCAAAACAGAGGGGCGTTTAAGAAATTAGGTTTGCAAGGCCAGATGTCAGGAAAAGACATCGCCACGCGTGAAGATATGATTCAATCTATTAACGAAGCTACTGGATTTAAAGCAGGTGTACCTTCAGATTTAGGAACTGCAATCTTTTTTGCACCACGTTATTTTAATTCTCAATTATCAATTCTTAAAAAGGCTGCGTATAAAGATGGTCCTGATGGAGCATTAGCTAGAGATATGATCGTTCGCACAATGGCAGTTATGAGTTTAGCTACATGGGGATTGAACGAAATGAACGGTGAGGAAACTGATTGGAGTCCTATACGGTACGACATGGAAGGGAAACCTCATTGGGATTCCAACTTTATGCGAGTAAGAACTCAGGGACAAGATGTATCGTTGTTTGGTTCATGGGATTCATTACTAGCATTATTCGGGACTGCTGTAACTGAAGGACCTACAAGTGCAGCTACGCGATTAGCACGTACAAAAGCCAGTCCATCTATGGGACGATTGTTTGATCTTATTATGGAAGAAACATTTACAGGTGGTGAGGTTAATTTTAGAACATCTGATCCAAGAGTTATTGGACTATCGTTTTGGAACTTAATGAGACAACAAGCTCCGTTTACTGTACAAGACTTAATGAATGAAGTGGCGCAAGACCCAGAATTTTCAATTTCAGACCCATCTACATACACTCGTCCTAGCGTATTAGCTGTAGGTTCTAACATAACAGGTATTAAATCTGCACCTGTAACAGCATACGAACGTCGCGATGATAGGTCTCAACAGCTATATGGCCGTGATTGGAAAGAGCTTACTTCTACAGAAAAAAATGAGGTTGAAGCTGAATTCCCTGAAATTATAAGAGCCATTGATGCACGTAATCAGACGCTAGCAGATCGCGGTGATATGGACGCTATTCTTCGTGTAAACGCTACCAAAGCTGAGGCTACTGCGGCAGAAGAATCTAGAGAGTTAGCTATATTAGTAGAGTCTGGTCAAATTCCTAGAGAAGAATTTGGCAAACAGTTTAGAAATATTAAACATGACCTAGCTGTAACTAAGCAAGCATATTACAACGCCGCAGGTATAGATTACGCTGAGTCAGAAGACCCTGTATTACGTGCAGTAGGTAGATACTACGACATAGTAAACGACCCATCATTGCTTATAGGTAACATTCGTAATTGGGACAAGATAGATGAGCGCGTATTTGTATTACGAGAATCATTAGCTCCAGATGAACAAACTAGATTCGACCAGTTCTTTGATTTAAATTATGGACAATGGCCTAAAGAACTGCATGAGTTTATACGGATGGATAATTACGTTAATAAAGAAACTGAGTATTGGGATCAGTTAGATTTAGCATTTGATAAAAGAAAAACTGTTCTAAGTGGAATTGCTTCAGCTAGGGGTCTGGACCCAATTAATACATATGACGAGCTAGTGACGGCTATTAATACTGCTACAAGTCAAGGCGAACTTAATGTATTAACAGCACAATTAAAACTTATTGACAAAGAGAGTGCTAGATTGCGTAAACAATTACGCAGATTAGATCCAGATTTAGACGTTGCGTTGTATATTACACGCGGTTTAGTTCCAGTAACACCACAAGGTAAGCTAATGGCTCGCTCTAAGAGAAAGTTCTAGTAGTTGACGGGCATAGCTAACCACTTATAAACTTATGCAAACAGATGTTCTAAGGAGGAACAATGACGCAAGAAGTAGATGCTCAAGTCGAGTGGACTACAGAAGCTGATGTCACTGAAGATACCGATGCGCAAGCGGCTCTTAGTGATGACGTTGAAGTACAAGCCGATCCAGATCCATCCACACTTATAAGCTCGTTACAGTCGCAGCTAGACCAACTAAAGAAAGATTTTAGTGACAGTAAACACGTCACTAATCGAGCTACTAGTTCTCTAGACCGCCTCACAAACAGGCTTGATGAGTTTGCCACTAAATCAGATCTTGAAAATACTCAAGAATCTATTGCAGGTATACGTAGTTTGATGGATGTTGGATTATCCGATGTAATGTCAGATGAAGGGAAAAATGCTTTAGCCGAACAACGGCAAGAGGATACTTATTCCCGCGCGTTAAATTCTGCAAAGAATGAATTGAGAGAAGAACTGAGTAGTGCATCTCCTGACTCTGTGGCTGGTCAAGTCACTGACGATCAACTTAATGATGCCGAACGCAGAGCGTCGGAAGCCTCAAGTCGTGTGTATGGGTATGCAGAAGCAAAGGGTATATCTGCTGATGAAGTCGCTAAGATGCCAATATGGGATCAACAAGGGCGTACATTAGAAGAAGCTATTACCAACGCAAAGGAGTACATAGATACTATGTCTGAAGGTTCTGATTCCCGATTAGCACAACGTAAAGAAGCTGCCGCAGGTTCTCCCGAACGCGCAACAACAAGTAGTTCAGTGTTGACTATAGATAAAATGAAAAATATGTCACCGCAAGAGCTAATGAAGATTCCAAAAGAAATTCGTCAGAAAGCTCTCCGAGGTGGCTAACTATTAGCTAGGAGAAATCATGTCTGTAGACAGATTTATTCCTTCATTATGGGCTGCAACGCTACTGGAAAATCTTAACGATGCCCACGTTGCGGTAAACCTATGTAACCGAAACTATGAAGGTGACATAGACCAGATGGGGGATACCGTCCGAATTACATCAATCGGGCGTGTAACTATTGCTGATTATGTAAAGAACACAACTGCTATCACACCTGAGACTCTTGACGATTCTCAACAGGTGCTCACGATAGATCAGGCGAAGTACTTTGCATTTGAAGTAGATGATGTAGACGCTAGGCAAGTACGTGACGATGGTGCGTTGATGGACGTAGCCATGCGTGACGCAGCTTGGGGTCTTGGAGATGCTGCTGACGTTTCGGTGTTGGCTGCAATGCAAGCACAGGTAGACACAGGTAACGCTCTCGGAGCCATGACCATTGGTACAGGTAACGTCGATGCGTATGAGAACCTTGTTGATCTGTCACAGAAGTTGGACGAAAACAACGTGCCACGATCTGGCCGTTGGTGTGTAATCCCACCGTTTTATCACGGTTGGTTACAGAAAAACGCTAACTTCGTGTCATACGGTACACAAGCAAACCGTGAAGACCTTGAGAACGGAATCATCGGTGCTGCTTCTGGTATGAGGATTATTGTTTCTAACAACCTTCCTTCTGCTGGTGCAGGACGAAATTACGTTATCGCTGGTCACGCAGACGGTGTTACTTATGCAGAGCAGATTAATAGTGTTGAAGGATACCGACCTGAGTCGGCCTTCTCTGACGCTATTAAAGGCTTGCACCTCTACGGATACAAAATTACGCGACCATACGTGTTGGCTACCGCCGACTGTATTTCAGTATAGGAAAGGGGATAGACAAATGGCAGTTACAGCAGTAACACTCACAGAACTAACCCTTAATGAAGCAAGTGCGGATTTGCCAGTTGCGGCTT